AACTTTCTCCATCCTTCCATTATAAGTTTGTGATTATTCATCGACCGCGCTCCATATAACTTTTGTCGAACACCTTGAAGGCTTTACGATTAAGATCATCTTGGGCGTATAGAAAATCATCTTTGTTGTAGATTAAATCGGCCACAACAAGTCCTTCGTATATTTGCAAAACATTGTCATTAACTCCGTAGCTGTGGGAAACTGCCGGGTTGTCTTCAGGAAACTCGCAATCATCCTCAGGGTCGTCTGGTGTCTTAGAGCCGGTGTAATCGAATGTGTTGCTTCCTTGCTTCGTAGTTCTCTTGTGAAAATCAGAGCTTGAATCGATTGCCGACCATCTTCTTTCTGCATCTTTGCTGGTGCTGCCTGCGTGATCAGATGTGATGCCTCCACCATTTTTGGTCTTTTTTGCATGTGCTGCTGCTAATCGATACAATATTGATCCAAATCCGGATTTTTGAAACCTTTTTGCTACTGCTGCGTATCTTACTTGAAGTGTATTTGGTATGCAAGGTTTATCCGTGCTTTCCAAAGAAATCATTCCTATGACTATTGGTAGGCCGTCCTGCTCAATATTTTTTGGGCGATATAAAACTAGTGTGTCCACACCTTCTCCCTCAAGAATAGCCAAGGCTAAATCTGAGTCAGTTGTACCCTGCTTGAGCGCCCTTTTTACCAGCTCTGCTTTCTGCTGAAGTGTTTTTCTTATGGCTTCTTCTTTTTCTCTTTTAATTTCTTCAACTTTTGAATTTAAAGTTTTAAATTTTTTCCAATTATAAAACTCACCTTGGTGCCCCATTGTACCTGGTCTAACCATAAAGTGTTCAGCGACCGGGTGGTCAACAATTATTTTTACCAAGTTATCGGTGGAAGTAATGTTGTCTTTGCTGCTTGCAAGGTATGGCTCTTTATAATAGAATTTATCATGATTCTCATCAAACTTAGGTTCCTCGGGTCCGAATAATGAACCAAAGAAGTCTCTCCATCCTTCCATTATAAGTTTGTGATTATTCATTAGGAACTCCTATTTCTATAGCTATTGCCAAACACATCCATGGCTTTACGATAAAACTTATAGCTACTATATAGCAAGTCATCCTCGTTATGAATTATATCAGCAACATGAAGATCTTTGTATACCTGCACAACACGGTCATTAACTCCGTAGCTGTGTGGTGCGGCTGGATCACCTGTGGAGTCGTTACAGTTGTCTTCAATATCATCTGGTGTTCTCTTTCCGTCATAATCGAACATGCTACTTCCTGCTGATGTAGTTCTCTTATGGAATTCTGGGTCTGAATCGATTGCTGTCCATCTTCTTCTTGCATCTTGACTAGTACTACCTTCGTGATCAGATGTGATGCCTCCGTCATTTTTGGTCTCTTTTGCATGAGCTGCCGCCAATCTATATAGTATTGTGCCAAATCCAGATTTTTGAAACTTTCTTGCTACTGCCGAGTATCTTACTTGAAGTGTATTTGGTATACAAGGGCCAGTCGTTTCTCCCAAGGCTATCATCCCTATGATTCTTGGAAAGCCGTCGCGTTCAATAACGATTGGTTGATAAAGAACTAATATATTCAAATTGTCTTCATGGAGAACAGCTAAAGCTAGTTCTGAATCAGTTGTAACTTGGCTCGTGGCTTTCCTAACCATCTCGGCTCTTCTTTCATGTTCTTTTCTTCTAGCTTCTTCTTTTTGTCTTTTGATTTCTTCGACTTTTGAATTTAAAGTTTTAAATTTTTTCCAACTATGAAACTCGCCTTGATGTCCCAACATGTTTGGTCTGACCAAAAAATGCTCGCCGAGTCTATGATTAGTAATAATATCTACCAACTCACCTGTGGGCGCAGTTTTGTACTTATTGTATACCGCATGATCTCTAGTCCTAGGAGTGGTCCACGGCTCCTTGTAAAAGAAGTGGTCGTACTCTTTTACAAACGGATCATAATTTGAATCCATTGTAATATTAGAAGGGTTTGGGCCTCTTCTTGTTTGCGCTCGAAAAAAGTCTCTCCAACTTTCCAATATAAGTTTGTGATCACTCATAAGTGTATCTCCCGTACAAATATGGAGCAAAAAGGTTGTGTTGTCTGATTGACCCCTTTTCCTCTTCGTGTGGTACTTCTCCGAGTTCTGTTGAGAACTCTCCGTCTGGTGACAACAAGTGATCATCTTGCATGTCGTCATATCCTGTACGACCAGACATCATTGGCTCTTCCGTCTCCATCCACTCAGAGATTTTCATGAGCGTGACCTCGACAGTCTTCTTTCCTTCTTGCAACTTGCCCTCTAAAGACCCGTAGATGTTGCCGCCTTGGATTGAATCAATTTCAATCAAGCCGTTTCTTCTCAAGTACTCAAGCAAGCGAGCTTCTGCGCCATATACCAAGTCAGACAAAGTCTCTTTAGCAAAGGCTACAATCTTCTTATCTCCTTGCTTGATTACGATGTCGATGTCTTTGTGGTCTAGAATCATTAAGTCGCCATTGATAGCAGATCGCAGCTTTAGCTTCGCTTCGATTCTATCTTTCTCGACAACTTCAATTTTTACACCGTCGTCATCAGGGACCTCTTCAGAGTCAGACTTTACAATCTTGACTTTGATCGTTGATGGGTTTGTTTCTTCGATTTCTTCTTCACCTGTTAATTTAATGTTTATTGGCATTTCGCTTTACCTCCGCTAAAAGATCTTGGATATAAAACACTTCCTCCACAATCTTTGAGTTCATGGGTGTCTTAGCATAACTATCCAGCTTTGCTCTAACTTTTTTAAAATTTTCATTCAGTGGTGTATCGGACCCTTCTACAATATGTGATGAGACCGCTTCTTTGAGGCGGCCGATTTCGTCATTCAAGAAAGACTTAAGGCCCAGACCATTGTCTGAGAACGATACGATAAAGTTGCTTAACAAATCCTTTTGCTCTCTCAATAATGAGTGCTCATACGTTTCGTTAAATCTCTTTACAAACATTTTGAATTCAAGTGAGTCAACCGGTTTCATTTCTGTACGGTTCTCTTCCAATCTGGTAAGATATCCTACCACTTTGTCCTCGAGCATAATTCTTTTCTTTGCTCCGAGGTTTGAGTTTTGAAAATACAATCCGATTGTTGCAAGGTCTTTGTAGTTTGGCACAAAGTTTGAAAATGCGTGATTGCCAAGTGCCTTGTTAATTTTGTTAATCAAAGATGTCTGTTCGTTAAAGACCACTTTGCGATCAATTGCGTCAAAGTCTTTTTTTGTCTCGATCATAAGTCTGCGGGAGAAGTCTTGGTTAAGCTCTTTGCTTTCAAGTAGAGACTTGTAAAGATCAAGCTCTTTACCAAGAGCCTTTCCTTTTGAGAAAAACTCACGCAAAAGACCCTTGACTTTTGTTTGTTTAATCTTGTCTTCTTTTATAATTGCTTTTGTTAGTTCACGAATCAGACATTCGTAAAGAAAAGCGGTATTTCTTTTCTTATTATGTTTCATGTTTGTTTCCTTGTTATTTTTTTATATTTAGTTAGAGCGTGCAATTATTTGTCTTATGAAGATATGAGCAGCTGCACCTTCAACCATTGAAACCATGTATTTTAACCCGCCGGAGTCCGGTGGTCTTAGGTCGTTACGAATCATTTCTTCTGCTTCTTGAAAATCAGATAAAGAATTCATTCCTATTCTTTTTGCCTCTTCCATGTCGCCTGTTCTCAGTCTATTTGCGACTGTATCTGCGTTTTGTAAAGCTCTGTATATAAAGAACATTGTCTCATCTCTTCCTGGGTTTCCCTCATCATCATAGATTTCATTCTCATAGCTGTTTGGGTCTTTAACGGCCATCATTGCTCTACCGCCACCTTTCATCATTTGTTCGGCTCGGTAGTGTGGATTAAAGTCTCCAGCTTCATGAAGAACATGGCCAAGCTCTTCTTTTATAATTTGTTTTAGTGTTTCTTTGTTAAGTTTCATTATGACTCCCTAATTGTATTTCAATATTCTAAAGGTGGGTGTCCACCTGCTGCTAGTCCTTCGTTGTAACCTCGCATGTATTCTGGGTCTTCGACCATCTCTATGCTCGCAGGCATATTCATATAGCCGGCATCATACCCAAGTCCATAAGCCTCGGATTCCTCTTCTCTCAGCATGGTCTCGAGCTCTTCTTTGATAATTCGCTTTAGCGTTTCTTTATTTAGTTTCATTGGTATCTTCCTTTCTGTTTAGTGATTCGAGCAGGTTTTTAATGTCTGCATCGATGGTAAATAGTTTCTCTTCTTCTTTCGTGTTGCCTTCGTAAATTCCTCTAGCCAAAGAATCTAATCCTCCAAAGCCGACTTTGCCCGGAAAAGTTGTTCGTGATGTGGATCCTCGGACTTCTCCGCTAAATGCTTGATTCTTCATTTGCTTGGAAAATCCACCTTTGCGATAAGAAATCTTATGCTTCTTGTAGGGTCCTCGACGTTTTGAGTTGTCGTCACGCTTTGCTGGTGGTTCAGCTAAGAGATCTCCCTCATCGTCTCCACCTGCGTCATCTGCTCCTTCATCTCCTCCGAGGTCTCCACCTAGGTCGTCTCCAAGATCATCTCCAAAGTCTCCTCCGAGATCTCCCCCCAAGTCTCCTCCAAGATCACCTCCGAGGCCTCCACCAGCGTCTCCGCCCTCCTCAGGAGGTTGTGCAGCAGCTTCAAGAGCAGCCATGAACTTCTTGTCGGAGAACATCTCTCTTTGCATTCTGAGATATTCATCTTGAGATAGACCAAGCAAGTTCTCAGATACCCAACGTCGAGAGAAGTATCCCTCAGTCGCAGCACCAGCGATATCGAACTTTGTCTTCCAGTGTTCGAGCTCTTGCATCTCGGCAATCTTAGAAGGATTGTTGAGAGACAGTTTAAAATTAAGAAGGTCATCTCCGCGATACCCGAGAGTATAGAGNTGTACGATTCCAATCTTTTCTAATTCAGAGATCAACACACGTTGGAGTCTCTGGATGGTTCTTGCGAAGCGGATGTCCTTTTGTGCGAGAGTGGTCTTATCTTCTGTACCAGCACCTTCGCCCATTGACAAGTATGATTGTGGAACTTTCAATGCTGAGAACAATTTGTCTCGGAGATATTTCACATCTTCGATCTGTGCTGTGAAAGCTCCACCAGGAAGGCTCTGAATGTCCGTAGAGGACTGTCCACCTCTGACTGGGATAAAGTAGTCCTCTTCAATTGAAAGTGGGTTGTAGCGCAAATCTACGCGTCCGGTGGTAGGGTCTACAACTTGGTGGCGCTTCATTTGAGTCATCACCTTTTGCATGTACTGTTCAACATCTTGAGGAGCAATCCCGCCAACGTCAATCTTGAACATACGTCGCTCTGGCGACCTTGTAATACGATAGGCCATCATTGCGTCTTCGAGAAGCGTAAGTTGTCTCCAGATACGTCTGGAAGGCTCTAGAACGGAAGTTCCATAAGGAGCATGCTTGTCGTGTCCGAGAATTCTAAAGTGAGCCATTTGCCAATTCTCAAGAGTCATCCCTGCGTTATTCCATTGGAACTGGACGTAGTTTGGATTTGTTGGATCTTCTCCTTCAAGTCTTTCGACTTCTTGCGGAGGCAAACCAATACAGTTTTGAAGACCCTTTTCTTCGTCGAGGTCCAAGTATAAAAACATATCTCCGTATTTGCACATCGTTCTAGCCCAGCCAAAAAGGTTGTGCTCTACATTCATGGTATTGTAGTAGAGAGAATGAAGGAGATACTTGATCTCATCATTGGGGCACTTGACGTGAAGCATTGGAGTCAATGCTGAGTGAGTCGTCATCTCGTCTGCATAAATGTCGAGAGAAGATGCGATCTCTGGTGTAAATTCCATTTGGTCGAAGTCTACATAACGCTCTGAACGGTTTCTGTTTGAGATCATGTTCAAAGCCATGACGTTCATTGGGTTGTATTCTGACTTTTTGAATTGTTGTCCGGAAGCTGACCTAAAGCGCTTTGCGTAGATATCTAGATGGCGTCGTCGCAGTTGGCGGCCAGACTGTGTTCGTCGTTGGGTCATAGGCCCCGAGAACATTCTTGTTAAAGCTTTAAATAAATCATTCTGATTATTATTCGGGTTTCTATCGTTACGAGCCATACTTTATCCTTTGTATATCCACAAAAATTCTTTTGTGCTTTTTATTTCCTCCTCGTACTTTTCCTCGAACGTTTCATTGTAAATTTTTTGACCTTTGATTTGAGTGTTCATTGTCGTTGTCGACTTCATCAAACCACCTAGCATTGCCTTTTTATAAGCCATGTCTCTTTCGTTTTCTGAGAGGGCTGTGTCTCGTACCCAACATGCTATTGCTAGGGACATAACCAAATCATCATTGTAAGAGCGCATTGCTTGTGGCTTGCCGTTGTGCCAAATAAAAGTTTTTAGTTCGTGAAAAACACGATTGGAGTGTATATTAATTAGTTTGTTTCTAACGTACTCCTCCAATTTGGCTACAATTAGCGGTCTTGTCTTTGTTGACGTTGTAAAGCCAAGCACGGCACGGTCGTCATTCTCAGCGAGATAAGACTCCACATACTCGTGAGTTGATTTAATTGAATAATATATTTTTTTGTATTGTAAATCTTTTAGCTTTTCTAAAACAGCAATCCCAATTCCATTGTTTTCCACAACAAGCAGGCAAGTGCCGTATTCACTACCAGCAGAGTAAAGTATATCCGCATACATGTCCAGGTCTGGTTTGCCTTGGTATTCAGCTACAACTGTCATGGTATCGACTCTCAACACATGAAAGCATGAGAAGTCCGTTCCATCTCCGCGTGCAACATCTGCAACAAGAAGGTAGGGTGCGCCTTCTTCATATTTCTCCCAGATCCAATAGTTCCTGTCATATCCGGTTCTGTATTGCGGCTCTCGGATGAATTCGTGCATCCTTGTTAAGTCCTCTGGATTGATCACTGTTTCACCAGAAGCATTAAAGGAACACTCAAGCTCTTGTGCGATTTGGCGCTTGGACATGTTCCGAGTTTCTTTGGCATACCAC